AAGTTTGCCTTCTGATTTCCATACCCCGATTAACGTGCTAGGGTCATTCGTAAAACCAAAGTCCATGCCGTATGAAACTAAGGTAGCATCCAAAGGTATTGAATCGACCTGCTGCCAATTATCAAACACCACTCCTTGCAGGCTTCCTATCTGACCTAATCCGTAAACGTTCCACCAATTAGCCCAATAGGTAGATGTGGATGCCTTATCCCTTGCCTTTTCGATTTCCCTTATTATGCTCGGTTCAAGTGCCTCGTTGTCTTTATAAGTTAAGACTATCATTTCCGCATCCGCATCACTCAGCAGTTCGGTATCCACCCAAAACTCAGAAACAGGATTGTAATCTAAATAAATAAACTTCTTAGTCCTTATCGCTAGTTGATAGTAAGATTCCCAAGTGATGTTATTGCACTCGTTTATAAATAGTACATCCCTTCTTGCACCTCGTAACTTCGCAGGGTTATCCGCACTAAAGAACTCAATAAATGAACCATTACTAAACTTGTAAGTCATTGTAGACTTATTGTAACTAGAATCGTCAAGCATATTAATCAGGTCCATTATCTTCAAGAAGTCACGAAGCGCACCCCTCCGCAAATGAGGGATGGTTTCAGCTACTATGCTTATCTCTTGCTTTGGCTTTGATAGTGCATACTCTATTAAAAAGGGAATAATACTGAAAGTCTTGGATGCAGATGTACCGCCCCTAACTATCCTTATTCGCTTTCTAAGTTTGCGGATTTTAATTTGTGCTGTCGTTTTCTTCAACATCTAAATCTATCCCTCCGAATATTGGCTTTTCAATATTGATGTTTTTATTCTCAGTCTTGGTACTGGCGATTCTGTGGTATTCCTCTTCCGTTCCAATCAGTTTGTAGAGTGCCATTTGCGTTAAAGGGTTGTTTCCATTGTACCATTTATTGCGCAGTCCGTTCTTAACTTCAATCTTGTTTTTGTCCAATCCCTCTTTTATAGTGTTAAGTTCGTTAGAATCAATTTCAAAAAACTCATAAAAAGTTGGTTTTGATATTGGCAGTAAAGTTACTACATCCTCAATAAAGAAAAGTTTCTTCTTCTCTATTAGGTCAAGTGCTTGTTGGTATATTTTAATCCTGTCGTATGCCATTGCGTTTTATTATTAATGTTGGGTCTAATTTTTTCATTCTGTCTATTATTACTTGGCAGTATTTTGGGTCAAGTTCCATTCCGTAACATTTGCGTTTAAGTTGGTGTGATGCTACCATTGTACTTCCGCTTCCTAAAAAGCCGTCTGCAACTATTTCGTTTTCTTTTGAACTGTTTTGAATTAATGGTGCTAATAATAAAATTGGTTTCATTGTCGGGTGTTCTGCACTTCGGTGTGGTTTGTCGCAGTGTATTATTGTTGACTTGGTTTTATCGCTTAACATTTCAGTTAGCATTTTTTTCATTTCGTCTTTTGTTAGTTTTTTAATATCTAATTTGTCTTCTATAACAGTTGTATGCGTTCTTTCGTTTGTAAAATAATGCGCTGCTCCTTCCTTCCATCCGTATAAACAAGACTCGTGTTTATTTTGATAATCTTGTCGCCCAAGAACTATGTTATTTTTAACCCAAATTAAATTTTGTTTTAATAAAATACCCGCATCAATTAATGCTTTTCTAAAATTAATTCCTTCAGCTTCTGAAAACCAAACATAATAAGCACCACCTTTTTTTGTGTAACTTCCTAATGCTGTATAAAAATCGTATAAAAATTGATAAAACGAATTGTTATCCATTTTGTCATTTTCAATATCTGTTTGGTTTCTATTTCCTTTATCTGAATAATTAAGCATTTTATTTTTAGATGAATAATCTACGTTATAAGGTGGGTCTGTCATAACCATATCGCAAAGTTTCTCATTCATAACTTTTTGCCAAGTGTCAACTTGCGTACTATCTCCACAAAGTAAACGGTGTTCGCCTATTTCAAATAAATCGCCTAAAACAATATCGGTATTAATTTCGTTTGGTATTTCGTAATTGTCTTCTACTGGTTCTGCTTCAATTATATTTTCGTTTTCAAATGATGGAATATCTAAACCCCATTCAACTAATTGCTCGGTGTCCCAACTGTTAGCAAGCATATCCCAATCCCATTCACCTCCGCTCACGTTGTCTTTGATTATAAACTCCTTTTGCTGCTCGTCTGTGAGGTTTTCTGCTACAATAATAGGCACTTCTTTCAGTCCTGCTTCTTTGCACGCTTTAAAACGCATATTACCGCCTAATACGACCATATCAGCGTTAACTACTATTGGTCTAATGTCTAGCATCTCGGGAAAGTCTTTAATAGACTGAACCAACTTTGCAAACTTATCATCCTTAATTTGTCTAGGATTGTTTGGGTTTGACTTGACCTCTGAAATTTTTACTTTTCTGCTTTGCATAACTTTAAATATATTATTTGCTCGATATAATACTCTCGTAGTATTCCATTCTGTACTTACGCCATAACGCTTCATTGCTATTTTGCATCACGTCTTCTTTTAGTTGACTGCCTAAGTCTTTTCTTAACTCAGGATTCTCAATCAATCTACGCATTGCTTTGTACCAATCTTTTTTACTTGCAACTAAACAATTCTTGCCGTGTTTGCTCATCCATTGGTAAGATTCCACATCCGAAACGATTACTCCTAAACCAAATGCACCCATTTCAAGCATCTTTAATTCTGACTTTGCTCTATTGAACTCGTTGTATCTTAAAGGAATCAAACCAATGTCCATTAAATTATACGCTTGTGCATAGCTATACACATCTGCTGCATTTATCCTGCCGTAGTTATTATCGTCTAGGATGTAGTTACTAGTAAATATTTTTTCGTACTTATGCCAAATTGAATCTCCATCGTAAAAACCTGCAAGCATAAACTTGTAATCTTTATACGGACTTTTGTTCAAAGATAGGATTTCGCCCTCGATTAGTTGCAAGTCTTCTAGGTGGGTTACTGAACCACTCCACCCAATGTTTACCAACTCAGACTTCATTGCTGCAATCTCTGGGTTAGGTATGAACTGAGGCTGCTCAAAGTCTATTGTGTTTGGGAAGACTTCCACGTTCTTATTAAACTGCGACACCACATATTTCAGGTAAGGAGTTGTCACCATAATCGCATCCGCTTGCGTAAAGTTGTAAATTAATGCCTCTGCCCTATGGTTTAGCTTCCACTCTTTTTTTAGCACGTGGCTATCGCTTAACTGGTAATGGTCATCCGTATCTATTATAACGGGGATGCCTAATCTTTTCAGAATCTTCCATACGTTTTCTTCGTTGCCTATTCTAGAGATTGACCTGCTTGCAATAATTAAATCGAACTGAGATAGCTGCGATTCAGGAGCATGGTCTATGCTTGTCATTTGGCTGACCTCGTGTCCGTGCAAGTACATCTTTGAATGTGGAACGATAAGCCTGTGGTATTCGCCACCCATTATTTTTTGACCTGTGACTAATAGTATTCTCATTTTATTGCATTTATTAAACCTTCAGTATTCCATAACTCGTAATAGTCACCGCCCGCAGGTATAACATTTGGCGCATAGTAGCATATCTCTAATGCTCGCCTACATTTTAAAGATTCAGCGATGGCAAAGTTCATTGATTGATTCCCGATAAATAGTTTTGAGTTGTTTATTATCCTAGCTAAGTCTAAGAAGTTTTCTACCGCTAAATACTTGCAGTTAACTTTTTGACTGAATATAGAATACTCAGCAGTTGAACCTGTGAAGTAAATCGTTTCCTTAAAGTCATTTAAGACTGTGTAGTTTATATTTGGATTCTGATAGCGTTCAGTTCTATTTACCACTATGTAATCATTTGGCATAGTATCAATGTGCAATATCCGCTCTGAGTAATCCACATTTGTTAACTCGGGAAACGCTAAAGCATACCACCTTTTTATATCGTAGGCAGCCAAATTCATTCCTATACTCCTAAACTTGTCTAGGTCATAATCTACTTTCTGATTCCTATAAGGTAGTACATCATAGATAAAGTCAAACTCCATCAACAATGGTCTGAGCATCTTATAAGCGTAATCGTTTAGCATCACATCTCCGTAAGCGTGTTTGAACGCAGGGTTCGTACCTAAGTTAGGTGCGTTTACGTTTATGTAAAGAATCGCCTCTTTGTCGTGTATCTTGCAGGCTTTCTGAATGGCAGGCATAGAGTAGAGTATATCTCCACTTGCTCCTGAGTGTTTAAATTTTAGATTCATATTCTTCAAAGGCGTTGAATACTTTGTGAATTAATTCGTTCTGGCAATTACCGCAATGAATGTTTGCAGTCACATATCCAAACAAATCTTTATGCGCTTGCTGAAATGCTAATATCTCTAATCCGCTCCACTTCATAGCGTGATTTGTTTTAAATGTCAACCATCTTTCTTTAAATGGCTTTAGTCTTTCGTATTGTTCTGCGTTCATACGTTTAGGAATTTAGAAATAAAAGCACTCATAACGCTACTAGCGCAGCCAATCATAAACGAATCAATAATTCCATTGCTTGAATACAAAGAGTAGCTTAGACCGCCCCAAAAAGCCATACAGAATGAACATCCGAAAGGTTTAGGTAGTTGCTCCCCAAAAAGTTTGCCGTAGACGTTAGTCAAAAAATCACTCGCTCCAATCCCGAAGGATGCGCTAAGTGTTGTAAGAATCGCTAAAGTTTTTAAATCTGTCATAGTTTTCTAGTTTTAGTTTTTTAATTGTTTTTTGTATCGTGTATTGGACTGCTCCATATTTTATGCCAGTCATTACTGAAATCTTCCTGAACTCCCCAATGTCGATGTAAAGTTTCAATAGTGTTTGGTCATACCAATCTAAGCTATCAATCTTGTCTTTAACTTCTTGGGTAAAGGTTTGGAACACATCTTCCTTATTTTCAAGTTCAGGGTCTAAGTCACCTTCTAAACCTATTAACAAGTCTATACTCTCGGTTTGGTCGTTGTGCCTATACTTGCGGTAAAATGGCGAGTGCTTTGAGTTCCAAGAGTTGTGTGCTATTTTTACGAATAAGAACTTTAAATATTTTTTTTCTTTAGCCTCGAATATTTTCTCGTCAGGCATATCCAAAAGATTAATAATAACCTCGTGAAACAAGTCTTCAAATAAAGCAGGTGAGGCTATGTTTCTGCATACATTTCGGTAAGCAGAGTCTTTGTAGATAGCCTCTATGATTTGTGCTTTATTCATTAGTAGCCTAGTTCTTGCTTAATCTTATCTTGGTTCAACTGCCTTTTAAAATATAACGTGCCTCGTAAATGCTCACATTCTTCTTGTATCTTTTGTCTGCATCTTCTTATTGATTCTGCGTTTGTAAGTCTACCT